TCGCCAAGTTCACCCCATCGGCGGACCTGACCATCTACATCGCCAATCCGGCGCTTTTCGGTCAGTTCGATGCCGGTCAGAAGTACTACGCAGACTTCACCAGGGCGGATGGCTGAGGTGAACCGCATCGCCGTCGCCATCGTGCTGTTCGTCCTGTGGACCCTGGGAGCCGCCTGGCTCGGCTGGGAGTACCGGGACCGCAGCGCCGATATCAAAAAGCTCCGGGCCGACCTGCAATACGCCAGCGATGCCAACGACGCGCTTGTCGAGACCATCAATGCCGAGCGGGTCAAGGCACGGACCCTCGCCGACATCGGCGCCCAACACGAAGAGGACCGCCGCGATGCGGAAACCGTACCTGCTGCCGTTGCTGCTGACCTGCGCGATGGCAATCTCCGGCTGCGCCGCGAATGGGCGGGCTGTGAAACCCAGCGTCTGTCCGACGCTGCCACCGCCACCCGCGAACGTGATGCGCTCGCCGCAAGCCGAGACGAGGCTGCGGGCCGAATTGTTCGAATCGGCCGAGACGCCGACGACCAGCTCCGAGCCTGCCAAGCCGTGATCCTTGCCGACAGGAGCAAGCCATGACGTGGGTTCCGCTACAGGACTCCGATCTGGCTGTCTCCTTCGTTTCGCTAGGAGCGGCAACGATCTCCGGAAGTATTGTTTCTGCAAGCGCGAGCCAGAACGCAAGCTGGAGCATTGAGAACGGAACAGGGGGAGCACTGAGGTTCAGGGTAACCGCTCTGGCATACGAGCTTCTGACCGAATGGAGTGACCCTGCACGGTTCGACTGGACCCTGCCTAGTGGAACTGCTCAGTCAGTGGTGAATCTGGCAGACCCTGGGTTCTCCCCCACGCAATTCGAGGGGATGACTCGGCCTGGTGCTGTCTCCTACGCCCAGGCGGGGTACGGTGAGGGCTCGGCGCAGGAGACGTACCAGTTCCTGGTGGAGGTATGGCAAGGCGGCGGCTGCCAGGAACTTGGGCGCACGACCCGGGCCTACGTCTCAGGCTATGACCGCGCGCGGATCCATCAGGTTCGCGTTCGCCGGCAAGAGCGGCGGTGCCTGGTGGCCGACTACAACGGGGCCATCCCTCCGAGCAGGAGCATCGTGGCGGCCGAGTGGCGCTGTACGTCGCCCTGGGTCGCAAGGATGGAGGCTCCCGTGATCAATGACCGAGAGGCGCAGGTCACGGCGGACTTCCAGTTCGGCGGGTTCTGCGCCATTCGCTGTACCGCAACACTGGACAACGGCGAGGTCTATTCGCAGGTGTTCGAGTGCCAGGTCCGTGACTCCCCGGGATTCTTCGAGGACGTGCCCATTAATGCTGGGTCGTTTGTTGTGAGGGTTGAGGCATGAGGCTAAAGGTGTTCTACAGGCCGCTCATGTGTTATCGCGCCTGGAAGATTGTGCCGAGCTACATCCCCTATGCGGGGACCAGGCGCCCGTGCTGGATGGGCATCTGGGCACGGTTCGGATGGCGATATGTGTCCATGGGGCTCCAGTTCGATCCCAGGTGAAGCCATGAATATCGACCAAACCATAGCCGATGAGATCATCGGCCGCATTGCAAACGGCGAGCCACTGCGCGCGATCCTGCGCAGCGACGAGAGGTTCCCGTCGCACACCTGGTTCTATAAGTGGCTGGAGGCCGATGCCGAGCTGAAAGCGATGTTCCGGGCCGCGCGCGACGCTGGGTTCGATGTCATTGCGGAGGATTGCCTGCGAATCGCCGACACGCCATTGGAGGGCGTCACCGAGAAGTACGAGCGGGTCATGATCGACAACCCCGACGAGCCGGGCGGCGAAGCTGTCGAGGAGTTCAAGCTGACCGAACGCAAGGTCGAAGACATGCTCGGCCATCGCAAGTTGCAGATCGAGACCCGACTCAAGCTGCTGGCGAAATGGGACCCGCGGCGGTACGGGGACAAGATCGACCTGAACCATGGTGGTTCGCTCGCAACGAGCCTAACTGTACGTTTTCGCCGCAGCAAGAAGTCTGGCGATGACGCAGGAGGTTGAGTTCCCTGACAAGTTGCAGCCGCTATTCCGGCCGCACCGCTACAAGGTGGCGTATGGAGGCCGAGGCGGTGCCAAGTCCTGGGGGTTCGCCCGGGCGCTGCTGATCAAAGGGGCCGAGAGGCCCCTTCGAATTTTGTGTACCCGAGAGATTCAGAAGTCGATCAAGGATTCGGTGCACAAGCTTCTGGGCGACCAAATCCAGGCGCTAGGGCTGGGCGATTTCTACGAGGTGCAGGCGGCGGTGATCAAAGGCGCCAACGGGACCGAGTTCCTGTTCGCTGGCCTGTCGGACCTGACGTCTGAGTCTATCAAGTCGTTCGAGGGTGTGGATATCGTCTGGTGCGAGGAGGCGCAGGCGATCAGCAAGAGAAGCTGGGACATCCTGATCCCGACCATTCGCAAGGATGGGTCGGAAATCTGGATCAGCATGAATCCGGAGTTGGACACGGACGAAACGTGGACCCGGTTCGTTCAGTCTCCGCCGCCTGACTCGGCGCTGATGCAAATCAACTGGCGCGACAACCCATGGTTCCCGGAGGTTTTGGAGCAGGAGCGCTTGCACGCGCAGGCATCCATGCCCAAGGCCGACTACGAGAACATATGGGATGGCAAGTGCCGTCCGGCTGCGATTGGCGCCATCTACGCCGACGAAGTGGCCGAAATGGTCGCTACGGGCCGGCTATGCGATGTGGTGTATGACCCGGCGCTCAAGGTCCATGTGGTGTGGGATCTGGGCTGGAACGATGCCATGTCGCTGGTGCTGGTGCAGCGGCATCTGTCAACGCTCCGGGTGATCGAGTACCTGGAGGACAGCCACAAAACGCTGGACTGGTGGTCGTCAGAGCTTCGGACGCGCCGGTACAACTGGGGCAAGCTCTGGCTGCCGCATGACGGCGCCCATGGCGACTACAAAACCGGCAAGAGTGCCAAGCAGATATTGGAGGCGTTGGGCTGGGAAGTGGAGATCACGCCCAGCCAGCCGATGGAGACCGGCATCCGATCTGCCCGTATGGCGCTGGCGCAGACGTATCTGGACAAGACCAAGGCGGCGCGGCTGTTGGAGTGTTTGAAGCGCTATCGGCGCACCTTGCCGCAGACCGGCGAACCTGGCCGGCCGATGCACGACGAATGGAGCCACGGGGCGGATGCTTTCAGGTACACGGCTATCAATGCCGAGAGCCTGACGAACGTCATGGGCGTGCCCAAGCTCAACTTCACGACCCAATTCACGCACGGGGCCACGGCTCCGGGCTTCACGATGGACTGGTGACATGGCAAAGCTAGCAGACCGGGACCAGTTCACTCGCACGATGTTGCAACGGGCGTCGGATGCGTTCTCCTTCGACGCCGATCAGCGGCGCAGGGTGAAGGAGGATATGGAGTTCGCGTTCGTTTCCGGGAACCAGTGGGATGCCCACCTGACCAAGAAGCGGCGCAACCGTCCGTGCTATGAGTTTAACCGCATTCGGCAGCTGATTCGCAGGGTCACTGGGCAGCAGTTGAAGAACAAGCCCCAGATCAAGGTCAGGGCGGCTGAGGACGGGGACGTTGATACCGCCGATATCTACAACGGCCTGATCAAGAACATCGAGGTTCAGTCTTCCGCGGAGAATGCCTACGACACCGCATTCCAATGGTCATGTGGTGGTGGATATGGCGTTCTTCGGGCTGTCGCAGAGTATGAGCCTGGAGACACGTTCGACCAGTGCTTGAAGGTCAAGACCGTTCAAGACCCGTTGACGGTATTCCCCGATCCAGCGTCCCGTGAACTGGACTGGTCGGATGCCAAGTTCATCTTCGTGACTGAGGTCATTCCGCGCTCGGAGTTCAAAAGTCGCTGGCCGAAGCAGCCGGTGGTGGATTTCAGCCTTGGCAAGCTTGACGACTTCGACCGCCAGTGGTGGTTCAAGGACACGGTTCGCATCGCCGAATACTGGTATATCGAGGACGAGAAGCGGACGATCTACCTGCTTGACGACGGAACTGTGGTTGATTCGGAGGAGTTCGATCCGATCAAGGATGAGGCAGCGAACCCGCCGATTGACCCCGAAACGGGGCAGCCCGAGTACCCGCCGCTGACGATCAAGGCCGAGCGCGAGGTCACCCGCCCAGCCATCTATTCCGCTCTCGTCTCCGGCGCAGGCGTGCTTGAGAAGCCGACCAAGTGGGGCGGCACGATGATCCCGATTGTCCCGCAATGGGGCGATGTGGTGACCATCGACGGAAAGAAGATCTACTCCGGAATGACCCGGTTCGGGAAAGATGCCCAGCGCATCCATAACTTCGAGTTGTCCACCCTGATTGAGGTGGTTGCCAAGCTGCCCAATAGTCCGCTCACAGCGACGCCGAAGATGGTGGAAGGCCTAGAGAGCTACTACGAGCGCATGGGATATGACGACCCGCCTGTGCTGCTGTTCAACGCCGATCCCTTGGCGGCGGGGATGGCCCCTCAGCGGCAACCGCCAGCCCAGTTCCCTGCGGCTCTGGCCAACATATCGGCTATCGCTACGGATGAGCTTAAATCCAATCTTGGCGTCCACGACGCCAGTATCGGCGCCCGTACCAACGAGACCAGCGGCAGAGCGATCCTAGCCCGGCAATCCGAAGGGGAGATTGCGAACTTCGTCTACATCGACAACCAGGTCAAGACGCTCAAGCGCCTTGGCGAGGTTCTCGTGGACGCGATCCCGAGCTACTACGACGCCGAGCGATCGATCAGGATTCTTGGCGAGGATGGCGCGGAGAAGTTCGTTCGGGTCAATCGCCCGATGCGAGACGAGCAGACCGGGCAGGTCCATATCGTCAACGATCTGAGCCGCGGGCGGTTCGACGTGACGGTCACTGTTGGCAAGGGCTTTGACACTGCGCGCATGGAGCTTGCCGAGGCCGCGCAGGCGCTTTCCGCCCAACCCGGTCCGTTCGGCGCGCTGGGCCAGTTCCCAGAGGATCGCCTTGCCGATCGGCTCGGGCCAGTCGACGATGTGGCCGGCATGCGCGCCGATATAGAGCGCCCGGCGGCCATTGATCGGATTGTCGCGAAACAGGCGCTGCTTGACCGGCGGCAGTTCGGACAAC